ATTTCACAAATCTTTCGGAAATGTTCCTATAGGGGCTTGACATTGGGCCGGGATGGGGTAGGATGTGGGCGTGGTCGGGGCGACCACACCGCGCGGCCCGGACTGGCCGAGGAGACACACGATGAAGAACACGAACACCGAATTGACCGTCGATCAGGCTGCGAACGAAGCAGCAGCCGAAGCACGCGCAACTGCATTGAACGCCGCTTTGAATGATGCGCTTCGTGCCGCTTTGAATGTTTTGACTGCGCGTGGAGTGCTTGCGGAATTGACCGTCACGCTGCTTGATGGTCGTCAGTTCCAGCGAGACAACTTCTAACTCCAAAACGAGGAGACACACGATGAAGAACACGATCAAGGCCACGGTGGAAGAGATCATCAACCATCACACCCGGCTCAACGGGCCGACAGAGGATCAGCGCATGCGCCAATGCGCGGAGGCGATCCAGAGCCGCGCCGGGGTCGGCCCCGCGCAACTGGAAGCCGTGCATGTGTACCTCGCAGCCTGCCGCATCCTTGAGCAGCGGCGAGCCGAGTTCAACCGCGCAGGCGACGGCATGCCGGAACTTCAGGCCGAGGCCGCGCTAGACCGCGCCCATAGCGCGTGGATTGAAGCGGAGTCGCACCTGCTGCGCCTGTGCGCCAATGTGGAAGTGGAGGTCGCTCATGCGGTGTGACCGCAAGCCGAGCGTGCCGGGAACGGGCGACCGCAAGCCGTTGTGCGGCTTCACCCCGATCCGCTCGCATCTAGAAGCCGCGAAGGCGTTGGGCATGACATCGCATCAACTCCGGCACGCCGAGCAGAAGTTGCTGCTGAAACTACGCGAGGCGTTGACCGTCTACGGCTATGACCGAAAGGAGAACCGATGAGCAATTACCCGGCTGGATTCAATCACGATGACTGGTTTGATGATCGGCCCGCGCCGGAGCCTGAAGAGGTGGACGGCGAGCCAGAGCCGCTAGACGAACCGGAGCCTGACGCATTCCCACGGGAGGAGCCATGACCTACCGCGACACCAGCCGAGCCGCCTACGCGACCGCGCAGATCGGCGAGAACGAGGAGCGCGTTCTGTCGTTCGTGAAATCCTCGGGCAGCCACGGGGCTACCTGCGACGAGGCCATCCGCACGCTTGGGATGCAGCACCAGTCTGCTTCCCCGGCGTTCACCACGCTAGAGCGCAAGGGCTGGCTCCTGCGAACCGACCGCCGCCGGACGACCGGAACGGGCAGCGCGGCAGCCGTCTACATCTACACAGAACCCGGGACTCTGTTTTCAAGTCCACGGACAGGGCGAGCCGATGGACTACGAGCCGCGATTCGTGCAGCGATTGCTGCGCGAGCATCGGGCGACTGGACAGCGTTCGATGATGCGGTGGGCGCGTTGCCTGCCGCCGAGCGCAAGAGACTGAACTAGGAGACACCCCATGAGACTGCACCTGACCGAAGATGAAGCGAAGTTTTTGGAGACACGCCTGCGCTTGACGGTGATGAACGAGCGCGGCCAAGACAGTTTGCACGCCGAGCGCATCCTCGACGCGCTCACCGACTCGCGCCGACTGCGAAGCGCGACTGACCACATTACGGAGATGTTCGCCGACCTGTACCCGGCGGGAGGCCGCGAATGAAGCGCAGCGAGTCCTACCTTGACTTCTGGCTGGGGTTTGCGTTCGGCTCCCTGTCCGTCGCCGCGTTCCTCGCGGGAACTTGGGCTAACGGAGTACTCTTGGAGTTCATCCCATGACTCCCATTCAGACCGCTGCCGACATCCTATCCACGATCCCGCAGGTCGCAGCCTGTTGTAGCCCAGCCGCTACGCAGCCAGTCAACTGCAACGCGCTAGGTGCGCTTCGCGAGGCCGTAGCGAATGCAGCCGACGAGGAAGAGATTCAGACCCGCATCCTCGCCCGGACGCTGCCTGTCCTGCGTGCCAATGTGATCCGCATGCAGGCGCAGGCCGATGGGGATGCCGTCGCCAACGGCGGCACGCCAAACGGCACTAGCGAGGAATGGCTACGGCAGGCGCGTGAACTGCTGCTTGCCGTCGAGGCCCGTCTAGGAGTCACCAATGATTGAACCAATGCAAATCGTGGCCGTCTGCTCGCTGATTATGGCCGGAGCCGTGGTGTACATCTTGCTGACGCGAGGCCGTATCCCAGAGATGCGGATCGTGCTGCCGGGTGATCCGATGCACAATACCTCGCAGGAAGCACCGATCCCGTGGCACTCCAATCGACTCCCACGCGATGCCACGCACATTGCTTGGATTATGCACGGGCATGGCGAGATTGGACGGGTTCACACGCTGTATGTGCAGACGCTTGAGAGCCTGAAGCACGAGGTGGCCGCCAGCAAGTCCCCGTGGGGGCCGATTATCACGCACTCCATCGAACTTGAATGCGATATCCGCGACCGGGGCTGCACGCCAGACGGCGAACTGCTGTACGCCGTCGCCCGAATCGACGGCGACGGCAACGAGTACTGGCTAGGCAAGCGCGGCGACTGGGTAAACCGCTGGTCAGCCGATGCGTCGATCTACGATGTATTCGGCGCGGACTCGCACCGCTAGCCGCTACAATCATTCTGCTGCGCGGTCGCCCCCATCACTACACCGCGCATGCGGGTGTCTCGCCCCTGCCGTACTTCCGTGCGGTAGGGGCTTTTCTTTGTACGCTGCGCGCATGGCAAGGAAGCCACCACCACGCCCACCATCAATTACAGACATGCTGCGCGATGTAGCGGACACTCTGCGCGACATGAACGCGCACGGACTCGCCGGGGATGTCGAGGCCGCTAGCGAATCGCTCCGCACCATGCTCGACCTGACCAAGTTTGGCGACTGCCTGTTCGGGGATGAGATACGCAACATCCTGAACATCCGGCACGCGCTCCGGCCACGGAGAGGCACGGCAATCGACCCGATGCACGGGCAGCGCAAAGATCGCCGCGCACGCCGTCCGATGCGTTAGACGGTCACTAGCGTGTCGGCGAGCGTGTTGGTTCCGGTCAGCGGCAGGTAGATGCCTTGACGCTCTGCACCCACCCACCGTGCGAAGCCCTTCATAAACAAGCCCGTCGTGCTTGGATCGCTCACAGCCGCGATGGTTCCCGAGTCGCCCGCCGCCCAATCGGTCGTGCCACAGGTGATGAGGACGGAAGGGCCAGCCGCATAGAGCCGGGTCATGGGGGCCAGCACTAGTTCATCAATCATCAGCGTGCCGCTAGATGCGATGGCCGTGGTGCTGTAGATGTCGAGGTACAGCGTGGTCGGCAGCGCAGACTTGGCGATGCTGAAGGTGACGCTTTGCAGGGCGTAGGTCGTGGTCAGGCTAGCGAGGTTCAAGGTGATCGCAGTTCCGACCACCGTGCCCGACGCATCACGCAGCGCAACGCCGACCGTTCCGGTAGTCGATGCAGCCACGCGAGCGTAGAAGGTGAGCGCGTAATCAGTCTCGGCCTGCACGCTCGTAGGTGCGCCGGAGCCGGACGCAATCTGCTGCCGAATGCGCGTGAGAGTCGAGCCGTTGCCGACGAACTGGAGCGCGTAGGTTCCACGGCATGGCGTGCTGCCCTGCGTCACCTGCGTACCAGCCGATCCCGTCACAATCGTCCACGCACGCGGCGTGTTGCTGCTCCAACTCTCAAAGTCGCCGTTGGCAAGGATGCTCACGCCGGGTGCGCCGACGCTAGCCGTAATGCTCGCGCTCGTCGCCTGCACCGTGGTGTTCAGGCCCGAGCCACCCGGCCACGCGATGTTGTTCGCTGCGTAGGACGCAAATCCTGTGAAGGCAAAGGTGGCCTCGCCGAAGTTGCCGATGTCGCCGCCCACCGTGCAGTTCATGCGGATGGTTTCGTTGTACATCTCCTGCAAGTACAGGCTAGATGAGGCCGGACGGTAGGCGCGAACCAGAACCGTGCCCGTGCCTTGATTGCCGCTCGTCGCGGTGTAGGTAACGCTGCTCGTACCGACAGCCTCAAACTTGTAGGACTCCGAAATCATCTGGTCGCGCAACTTGCGGAGAGCCGTCGCTAGCGTGCCGTCGTATGCGCCATAGAGGTCGCGCATGTCGTTGATGATCGTGGCCGTGATGCTCTGTTGAATCGCCGCGTACACGGGCACGCCGAGCGTGGAAGAAAGGCCAGTCGAATAGTTTGTCAACGGCGCGAGGTTTGCCGTGTCCTGACGGAACTGCGTGCCTTCGTACAACGACAAGACCGTATCAATGTTGTTTCCGATGTCCCACAGCGGCTGCGTGACGGTATAGACATTGTTCGCATATCCGAACAGCGATCCGAGGCGCGCACCGAAGTCTGGAAGTTGGCTAGGCATGCGGGCAGTTTAGCCTTCGGCAGCCCACTTTCCGATAGGACATGCCTCGGCTGGCAACCGCACCTTCAGCCCGGTGAAGCAGCCGCATTGCTTGCAGCGCGAGCCGTCCCATTGGTCGCAGCCCTTGCAGATCGCTAGCCGCCGCTCGGACATTGGGCTGTCGGCGGTCACGGAGGCCACAAGCACGGACGGGACGGCTTTGATGTAGTCCACGATGCCCGGGCGGCTATTGCTTGCATGTGGGCAGGACGCGCACACCCCAACCGAAGGTTTGCCGCCAAAATGCCCCACAGCGCAGCATCCGCCAGACGGCACGCCACAGTCGCTCCAATGCTTGCAGTTCACGAAATCACCGCAGTCCAAGATACCCCGAGTTGCCCGGATGGGTTGCGATGCGAATAGGTTCCCATCGGGCTGTTGCAACCGCTTGCAATCAATCTGTCAGACCAACTGCCCTGCGTAAATGTCGGAGAACCAAATTGCGCCCAGCATGGAAGTCCGTTTCCAAGTTGTTCTTCCGTGATACCAACAAAGCAATAGAGCGGCTTGCTTGTGTTATTGAATGACGGATCTGGAGGAATGGCTACTTGCCTGCGTGAGACTCCAACTGACACCGTGGTGTCAACGCCCCAACAAACAAATACACCCTTCTGCGATCCGTAATTGAAGATGCCCGATTCATCCGCTGCGTCTGGAATCAGAACTGCACCAAACACGACTAGGAACAGTTCAACAAGTGATCCGGACACATTCACTTGCCCAGCAGAAAACCGATGCAATGGATGTGCTGCCTTGTATGGCGTTGAACTAGAACAACCCGTCCATACGGTTCGATGATCTTGATTTGCAAAAATGCTGCTGCTATAGACACAGCCCGCGCAATCCGACGCAGCCTCTAGTCGCACGGAAAATGATCCGGAAACAAGTCTGCTAGTTCCGTAGTAGTTCAGCAGTCCCGACATCGACACGGAACAGTTGAACGCTGACGGCAGGCTAGTGCATTTGTTGCATGCCCCTGTTTGAGTCACACAGCAGCACTCGGCGAGCCTCTGGCTCACTCAAACACTCCAGAGCCGACCACCGAAAGCACGCCACCCGTTCCCGCCCATCCTCGCAGTTCGTGACCGTCCGGAATGAGGATGTCATTCAGCGTGAGGAAGTTGTACCCGGTGATGTCGTAGTGATAAACGATGTAGTCGCCTACCTGTGCGAAGGCTCGGCCCGCCGTCACGGCAAGCCAGAAGTGCGCCGTGCTGTTGAGGCTGTTGCTGACCGTGATGCTCTTGAAGTAATACGAGCCGCCCGATGCGATCAGCAGCGGAGACTCCGTATCGGTCATCATCTTTCGCAGGAGGAAGGGCGTACTCATTGCTGGATCATACTAGCGATGCTTGCGCTTCCGATGTCTGCGATGCCGCTCGCGCCAGACTTCTGCCACGCCGGGTTGGGAGCCGTGAACGGAACGGTGGTGGAGCATGTGACGCTCACGCCGTTCGGCGCGTACAGCCAGAAGAAACGCGCACCACCCTCTCCGATGATCTCATAGCACGGAGCAATCCCGCGCGGAGGAGTCATCGTCACCTTTGCCTGTCCCGCTGGCGGGTTGTATTTCAGCACGCCGCCGTCGAAGTTGGTCTGTGGAGCCGTTGTGGTGTCATCCGACGAAATGCCGCGCATCACCTGCATCTCGCACAGGTTCAAGGCGAACCCCGACACACCAAACAGCGTCTCGTTGAACTCGTTCATCGGCTGAAAGGTTGGGAAGCGGTCGTTCGCCAATCCCACCTCGGTGATCTGATACAGCCAGATGACTCCGCTGCCATCTCGCGTCACTAGCGGATCGCCAGATGCGGCAAAGGAGGCTAGGAAGGTTCGCACGATGCCCTGACGGGGCAGCATGGCCTCGATGTTCAGGCTTCCCGCAGCCTTGCGGCAGCGGCTCAAGCCGAACGCAGACACGGATGGATGCTTGATGAGATTCGGGAACAGCAGTTCGTCCTGCTTGTCACCCCAAATCTTGTACCGCACTTGATCCTTGAAGGGTGCGCCGAATGTCACTTCGTCCCAAGCCAGACCCGGCGACGGGCTGCGATCCATCGGCCATCCAATGATCCCCTTGCCGCGTCCCGCGTCAGGCAGGCGAGCCATGTGCATCGTGCCGGAAATGCACTCAAGCAAGCGCGTGTAGCGATCCACAAGCGTCTGGTTGCGCTCCGACAGCGTTTCGCCATGCGGCATGAGCAGCCAGTTAGCATGTTCGATCTGCTCATAGTCGTAGTTCCACGGGTACTCAAGTTCGGTACTGTCCGTGGACGGAGTGAAGAACCCCCAATCAGTTGTAGCATTCGATACAACGCCAAAGAAGGCTGGCATGTGATCGCCGATGTAGGCCGTTCGCGCTCTCTGGTCATTGAAACGCGATTGCGTGTTCATGTAGAACAGCGGCGAAGTTGCGCTGATAGGGTCGAGCGGCGGAGCCTCCACGCCATCCGCTGCGCGGAATCGCCTGAAGTCCACGATGGTCTTGGAGAGCCTGTCAGTCGTGGTTGTGATGCCGTAGGTGCTGCAATACACGCTTGGATGCAGCGAGATGACCGACTGTGGGCAATGCAGGCTCAACAGATCCAGACCGCCAGCCGTGCGATAGGGCTGGTTCACATAGAGCCACGACACCAGTTCGGCTTCAAAGTCTGTGGGCTTGGCCTCGCGCAGAATCAGCGTGGACGAGCGGCGATCCCATTGCCAGATGCAGCCCATGCGGCCCGCGATCTCGTCTAGAGCCTGTCCCACGGTCTTGCCGCGCAAGTCTAGGTTTGCCATGTCCCACTTGGAGTTTGGCGTGTAGGTCGCTGCCGTGTCGATGGTCTTGGCGTTGCCCTGCGCGTCGAATGACACGCGCTTGGTGGTGATGCCCACGCGGGTTCGATCAAGCCATACATTCTTGCTGCTCGTCACGGTTTCGATGATCGTGTCGATGATTTCCTTCGGCGTGAAGGTCTTCTGTGTGTACCACGGCTCGGGCATCGGAATGCCATTCAGGCGAGCAATCCAGTCACCCCATCTAGTCTCAAGGTCAGGCGACACCCACGGCTGCGTATTGTCCGGCGGGATCGTCGTGCTTTCCTTGACCGTGTTGGCGACGAAGTGCAGCGGATTATCCGCGAGCATGTTCCATTGATCGAACGCAAAGCCGTCGAGAGAAGATGCTGCTTGCAGGTCGAGCATCTGCTGGTCTTGCAGATAGAACCGACCATCGACAAACTCCATGACATACAGGGCAGGCTGATTCGGATCGCCGGGGATGTAGTTGACCAATTGGTTCAACGCGCCAGCGGACAGCATGACTTCCTGAATGCCGACGCAGAGCATGTTGTTCCATTGCATCGCTCGGCCAGATGCGATGGTGACTGTTGGGACGACAGACCCGCCCGATGGGATGATCGTTCCAGTCGTGTTGGTTTCCGGCTTTGAGTATTCGCTAGAAGCAGATCCGTCTGGCTTGGGAGTGTCCGTGTTCGGCAAGTTGGCGAACGCCTCAAACAGATTCAGCGTCCACTTGTCATCTCGTCGCGCAGCGTCGAGCGTCTGGTACGGAGTGGTTCCGTATTCCGCTGCCGGAGCCGGGTACGCCACGAGAACCTTTGCTCTCGCGTAACGGCTCGCTCCAAAGAGCGGAGTAGTCACGCGATTGATCGATGTCACATCGTAGCCCACACCGGACAGGATCTCGTCAATCTCGGGGCCGCGCCGAACGATCTGCACGAAGTACCCGAGCGTTTCGTTCTTCAGCGTGGCTCCAAGGTTGCTCATGCAGTTGTTCCGCCTGATCCGCTGCTACCAGCATTCTTCTTCACGAAGTAGTCCATCACGCTTGCCGTGCCCGTGTAGTCAGACTGGGCATCGTAGGTGTTGCCGCTAGCGTACAGGCTGCGCGGCGAATTGACCGACGCTGGCGCAAACACCTTGCGCTGGTTGGGCCTGCCCGACCCGTCCGTGTCCACATAGCGGCGCGTGCTTGTGCTAGATGCCACATTCAATCGGATCTCGCGCACAGCCACGATTGCGAAGGTGGGTTTGCCGGAAGCATCGACAGTCGTATTCTTGATGCTGATCTGTTGCGTGATGACCACGCCCTCTTCCCTGATGTCTTCCCACGGGATCGGTGGGTTTCGTTCGGTAGACACCATCTTGATGGTCTGCTTCACGATGACCACGGGTAGGCGGGTCTGGAACGGGAACTGCACGATGCCGCCGCAAGTCTCAAGCATGTCTAGGCCGGAGTCTGCGTGGTTGTAGATCGTCTCCGTCTCCAGATGCTTGATGGCGTTGTTTGTGTTCTTGATCTTGCCATCTGTTACAACGGGCTTGGTGACTGAAGATCCATCCGCCTTCTTCACTTCTGCGTCAGGCTGCTTCGTGGCAACAACAAGAGTCTTGGTGTCCTTGTCCTCTGCGTTCCCATACACGACTGTCTGAATGATGTCCGGCAGAATGCAAGGATCGAACACAAGGCCCGATGTGTCCGAAACGAATGTGCCGCCGTTGGGATACGCGGCAACATATTTGCTTGCTCCAGCCGTGTGCGGATCTGCAAAGGCTTGCTTGACGATGGAAGGATCTAGAGTCTCGGAGGACTGGCCTTGCGCCGTCACCTTGAGTTCGATCTTGTTGCGCGTGAAGATGTTCGGTTCCGTAATCGACATCGACTGCACAAGATCATTCTTGAAGTCGATGCGAGATGCGGCCGCTTCGATTGCGACCTTCAGCAGATCGCGCGGCTCCGTCTTGACATCGCCTTCAAAGGTGGCGGTGAAGTTCTTCGTGCCTAGCGGGCTGTCTAAACTGCGCTCGTAAGAGAACGAAGCATCGCCCATCAGCACCGGGAACTTCAGTTCGCGGAACACAAGCCGATCTTCAATGCTGAATGTCAGCGTTCGCAAATCCGCAGACAGCGTGTAGTCCTGCCGCATTCGCCGGAAGCCATCGAATGGCTTGCCGGAGATGAGAGCGCGATACATGTCCGGCGAGTTGCCTGCATCGGGCGTTACTGCACCGTTGGTCGGCACGCTCGGAAGGACTTCCGGGTTGCTGTTCTTGTATGGCGCGGTGGTTCCGCTAGTGCTGGTTGGCTTGCGGTTCGATACCGTCAGCGTGCCGCTGCGCGTCATCGTGATGAAGCCAGCCTCATCAATCGACTGCGACACGCTCATGTCGAACCGCTGAATGCGCGTGCCACCACAACCAAAGAATGAGTAGGTGAACGACACAAGCGAAACGGTCGCGCCAGAACCGCCGTGGATGTCTGTGATGTTCACAGATGGAATTGGGCCGTTTCGTGTGTCACCAACCGTGGTGTCATCCGATCCGTTTGCCAGCGTGTACCAAGTCCCGGTCGCGTCATCGAACTGGAACTCCAACTTGCCGCGCGGCGCGTTGAACTGGTTGCGGATGAGGTCAATCGCACCGCTGCCGCTTGAGAACGGGTTGCCTTCGATGTATCCGGTTCCCTCAATCGTCTGCTTGCGCCCGGTTCGATTGAATCCGTCGCCCTCGTAGAGATTTTCCACATTGAACCGCGTCACCTTCACGCCAGTCAGCGTGTAAGCAGTCGCAGTACCGCCAGAAGCAGCCGGAGGGGTGTAGCGAAGTTTCAAGGTACGGCACTCCTTGTCCTGTATCCATGCGATGCGCTCGCACCGATACCAGCCGCAAGCGCATCAAGCGTGTCCGTCGCCCATGCGTTGACATTCTGCTTCTGCGTTGCCTGCTTGACCATCTGCGAGATGTTGAGCAGCGTGCCGCCAACCTGTGAGACACCAGCACCAACAGACGAGAAGCCAGTACCGATAGCGTTCGCCATACCCGCGAGGATGCCGCCCGGATCCATCCATGACGGAATGTTGGTCGAAAGCGCGGACAGCATGGAGCCGAGCGTCTGGAGTCCCTGCCCAATCACGGACAGGATGCTGCCAAGGATTCCGGCAATCCATTGGATGACCGTGGCGATGATCGACACGCCTAGTTCAACCAGTTTGAGAATCGGAATGACGATAGCCATCAGAGCCGTCTTGATGAACAGCATGATGGGCTGAACGCCGTTCATGATGCTGCGCCAGATGGTCGAAACGGTCGTGTACAGCGGGCCAAGAATCTTGGCCTCTTTCATGTCGCGCTGGAGTTCGCCCAACTTGTTCAGGGCATTCTCATTCGCCATCGCTGCATTGACTCGCGCGAGTTCGGAAACACGCGACAGGACATTGCTGACCAGAGAACTGATGCCAGCCACAATCGCGGTCACGCCCGCCACAGCGATTCCGATTGCCGCGACACCGCCGACGAGCGCAGCCGTACCAACGCCACCCGCACCAGCCGCTCCGATGGCTTCGGCAGCACCGCCAGCCGCGCTCAATGTTCCGCGAATGCCGCCTCCCTGCGTGATGGAAGTGAACACATCCTTGAGCGTTCCAAACTTCTTGAAGGCTTCCTCAACGCCCTTCAACGGCTCAAGCGCAAATTTCTCCGCCTTCTTGATTGGAGACTCTGCGCCCGCACCGCCGCCTGCGCCGCCCGTGATAGCGGACGAGATCACGCGAAGGTCAATGTGTCCAAGGGATTCGTCAGCCATCGGCCATGATCCTCACAAATGAACGCATGGTCGCCGATGCACTCACCATCCCGGTCGTGTCATCGTGCGTGCCTGCGTCGATCTTCATCCATACCTGACCGCTGCTACCCGTGTTCGGCACATAGCCGATCAAGGCTTCGGCAGCAGCGTTGGCGGTCAAGAACGCGCTCTTGTTGTCTACAAGGCTTTCGGTCATGCGCTTGGCGAAGTCGTACTCAACCTTCACCACGGCATGCACTCGGTAGTCGATGAGCGACACATTCAAGCCCGACATGTCGCCAGCAGCCGACAGGCTGATGGGTTCGATCTGAATGTTCGGAACAGCCGAATCCTGCAATCGCAACTTGTCCACGACGAACACGCGATTGGATGCGTAGGAGAGTTGCGTTGCAATCCGTCCCGCGATGGCGGAGAAGAACGCACCGAGCGTCGTGCTGGTGGTAATGCTGCTCACGGGATGACGCTGTTTGTGATCGTGCCAGTCGAACCCGTTGGAAGTTCAATTCCGTTGGCAAACGGAGCGAAGAACCGCTCGGTGTAGGTCAGGACATTCGACTGGTAGTTGTTGGAGATCGCCACCGTCGCGTAGTCGCCGATGCGCCAGTCAACATCTCCTCCGATGATCTGGATGAACTGGCCGTTCGTGCCAGCCTGCGGAGGCACAAACACGAACGCGCAGTCGATGGCCTTGACGCAGCCCACATCCTGATCAAAGCGGAACTCCATCGTGACTGTTGTTGCAGGTGCATCGAATGGCATTTGATACGAGAACACATTCAATGCCCACGATGTTGTGAGCAACGCTGCATCTGACTCAACCAAATCTCCGTTGGGAGTTGTCAATGCCATTGCCAAATCGCGAGTCTGCGTTCCGCTCACTTTCTTGGCCCAAAACCCATAGATAATTCTTTTTCCGGGGCCAAGCACAACTTGTGCGCTCGTCTGCGAGATTGTTCCAGTAACAGATCCGCTGTGCTGAAGCGCAGAACCGTTGCGGAATGTTCCTGTAGACAGTTGAGATAGAGATGCAGCACCAGTCACAACCGTCCAACTATCCGGCACGCCACCCGTGAAGGAATCAAAGCCGCCGTTGGTCAGCGTGTTCTGCGAATCGTTGTAGTCGCTGCTCGCAAGCGTCAGGGCTGCGCCACTACCACCCGGCCAGTCGTAGGAGGTCACATCCGTCACCCGCGTGCCGCCCGTGATCTGAAACACCTCGCGGCCCAGAGTTGCGCCCGTCGTGGTGTCGCTGACGCATTGAATCCGAATCGTCTCGGTTGGAGACATCTGCGACGGCGTGCCGTGGAGAATGATCTTGCCCGTGCCGACATTTGCAGCCGCATAGGACACGCTGCCCTGCGTGATGACATTCTGATAGATGGTCTGACTAGCCGCTCGCATCTGGCGATTCAGTTCCACCATCGAAGGCGTGACCGCCTTGTAGATGTTGGCATTGTCCGCGTAGATCATTTCGATCAGCGTCTTTGCTCCCGAGTCGATGACGCGCTGCACGGAAGAATCTGTGGTCGCGGTCAGGTTCAGGAAGTAGTCAAGAACCTGCGAGATCATGTAGCGCGTCGATGCGTCGTACTGCGCGTCAAGACCGGAGGAGGTGAAGGAGCCTGTACCCTTCACCCGGTCGAGGAGCGTATTGCGCGCGTCAATCTGCGCCTTCGCCATCCCCATCAGTTTGCCAATTCGGTTGTAGAGCGTGGTCAGCGAGATTGCCATTGGTTAGTCCTCAATGCGTCCAATGATGCCGCAATCTGCGCCTTGACGCTAGGTTTCTTGCCCACCAGCGACGGCGCAAAGTTCGTGAGCGCATCCTTGCCGCTCATCACGATTCCAACGCCCTGCATGATTGGCACAGCCTTCCATGCGTTTGCAACTCCAAGGTTCGCCATCATTCCCAAGGCAACATCGGCAGGCAGTTGCCAAGGAGTAACACCGTAGACAGCGGCGAATATCGCTACGGTGCGCCAGCGTTTCCCAAGGACTTGAGGCTCATCGTCACGCGAAGCGCAAGAGCAAGCGTTTCGGTGGGAGTCAAAGCCTCGGCCTCGGACTGCGGACGAATGGCGTTGCGCGTGGCTTGAATCAAGTTCTCGCGCGTCGGATTCTCCTCGGCTCCCATCATGGTGAGTTCAGAGAGAACCAATAGCGCGTCGATCTTCACCACCTTGTCGCCGACGGGGTATTCCTGAATGAACTGGTTTTCGGTCATCAGGTGATTGTATACACCGTGCTGTCAGCCGCGTCTGCGTCCGGCAGGGCTTCTGCACGAACCACGATCCGGTTGGCCTTGTTGCCGAAGTCGGTATGGTTGAGAGCCAGCAGGCGGCAACGGAACACCTCCACGGTCTTCTGTCCCGCCGCCGTGCTGTCTGGCAGCAGTTTGACGCTGAAGGTAGTGTCGCCCGTGATACCGGGCTTCAGAACCGAACCAACCTTGGGGTATGCGTAGGTTCCGCTGGTCTGTCCGCCGTCGATGGCAGCAATCACAGTCTCAAAGTTGGTGCGATCAATCAGCACCAGCGAGAACGAAACGGTCGCCTTTGCGCCCGTGCGGATGACTTCCGCTGGCATCGTGCCAAACTCATTCGTGAAGATGTCCACATACTGATATTCGCTCTCAATACGGAACAGGTCGTCGTTATCGCCGCGACCGACCGTGGCGTATGAGCCGCCTGCGGCCTTCATCTGGATGGTGTGCGGGCCTGTGACTTCGAATGCTGTTGCCATTGGGATTCCTCCTGTTTGATTCTAACGCGCACCCAGAGCGCGAGCGATAGCGCGAGCCAACTCGGCCTTCGCAGTCGATGGCATGGCGAAGATGGGGCGAGGCGGGACGGTTACGCCGCTCTTCGCGTACACATACTCTCTAGCCTTGAGTGCCTTGGGATCGCGCCGGACAGCACCACGGGTGAACGGGATGAAGTTGCCGCCGCTCGTCTTGAAGCCGTGATGCTGGAACACCGCATAGAGCGGGCCGCGCAGGAACAGACGCACGCCGTTCGGGATCTCCTGAATCGTCCCGTTCAGGCTCTGGAGGAGATTGCCCGTGTCGGCCAGCGGCACGCCACCAGCCCGGTAGTGGGGCAGATCGACCTGCTTACGGTTCTTGCCCCGGCCCTTCCAAACCTTGATGGTGGCCGTGTCGGCCCACAGGCGGGCGTAGCCGCCCACATCCGCGCCTCGCGTGCGGATGCGCTGCTTGGCCTGCTTGACCAGCACAAGAGCCACATTGGCCCCCTTGCTGCCCAGCCGCCGGACTAGTTCGCGCCCTAGATCCATCAGTACGCCTGCGTGCGCCGGGGCGGGTAGAACGAGTCATCCGAGGCCATGTGCAGGCTTCCCCGCGTGGAGGCCGTTATAACAGCCACAGAGGCCGTCCCAGCCCCTCGGTTGGCATCCACGGCAAACACCCTCTTGCCGTCCCGGAGCGATCCTAGAGCCTCCTGCGCCCTATTGGCTTTGGCCTTGACGGACTCCGGCACATCCCCGCCGCGCCGCTCAAACAGGAAGCACAGAGCCAGATCGGCCACCAGCCCGCGCACTAGCGCGTTGCCGTCCGTAGCCAGAGCCTCTAGTTCGCTGACGGTGTAGGCGTTCGACCGGGTAGCCGCGCTCGCCACCTCCTCGCCGCCACGAAGCAGGGCTTCCGTGATGATGTCGGACGAAGAAATCGTGCCATCCGCGTTGGTGTCGGTCGCTAGTTCCTTCAGCAATCGCTCGTCGGCGTATCGGACGAAGAGCGTGTTCGATAGCAGTTGCGCCATTGGCATAGTTCAGTCCTCCATGAAATAGGGCCGCCCCGGGGTTAGCGGAGCGGCCCTGAAGTTGCAGAGTCAGAGCCGATCAGGTGAGGATGTCGGCGACATACAGGCTCGACAGCGGCGAGGTCATCACCGTTGCGCTGTTGTCGGTCACGCTGCCCTTGACGCGGCGGTTCCACGGATCGTCCAGAGTCTCCACGGTCATGTCCTCGTATGCGAAGATCGTGAGGCTGCTGAAGGACGGGCCTTCATTGCCCACCAGACCGCCGGGACGGCTGACGAACGCAATCGCGGGAGCCGAGGCATCGCCGTAGAAGAAACTGGTCGCCTTGGTCGAACCCTTGCGATTCGTAACGCGCACGGTGTCATCGACCACCACCTGCACGCCGAACAACTGGCTGGGCAGGCCATAGGTGGCGAACTGCGCGTCACCCTGAAGGAAATTGAACGCGGCGGGGTAGTTCTTCACATAGTCGCGCACGCCTTCAGTCGATGCGATGATTCGGGCGGTGGTGGGATTCATCACCGCGCAGATGTCGCTCGGGCTGACGGCAGCGTTGGTCGCCTGCACGATCTTCTCGGCAGCGGTGCGGAACAACTTCTGCACCTGATCGCCAGAATCCGCAAGGTCGCTGTTCATCAACTTCGTTGCGTTGTTGTAGTAGCCAACGCCCGAAGATGCGCTGTAGGAGCCGCCGCTGTAGTCGGCAGCGTAATTGCCAATGGTCGTGATCGTGGTTGCCAGTCGCACGCCGCGATGAGTCATCATCTTCGCAGCAGCGATACGAGCATGGCTAGCCACGATGTCCCATTGAGCCTGACGAGCAGTCTCCTGCGGGATGTGGAAGGACGACTGGTAGCGGGCGCAAGCGAACGACTTGAAGTCGAAGTCGCTGTTGATGCCAGTCGGACGATCTTCGCCGAGCGGCCACAACTGATCCTGCGTCTGCACGACGCGAGCAGTCTCCTCCTCGTCGATGGCGAGGTAGTAACCCGCCATTGCCTGCACAGGCACGATCTGGCTGTAGCGGGTCAGGGGGAACTTGTTCACCGAACGGGTGAACTCGATCTGGATCTGGCCCGTAGCGGGCGAGAAGGTGGGGATGAATGTATTCAGTCCGCCGCCGGGTGCAACTTCAGTCATTGGTCAATGCTCCTTGTTAGTTGTTTTAGAGACTGGTGGGGTAGTAAACCATTCCACCATTCTTCACGATGCGAATGATTCGGCCGGACGCGCCTGCTTCCAGAGCCACATAGCCCTGATAGCGGAATACGGGGCCAGCAGTCACGACCGCCGTGATCGCCTTGCCGTTTGAGTCAGCCTGCACGCGACTGCCGCGAGCAACTGCACCGCCGCATTCCACAAGAACCACATCGCCACCCTGAAGGGTGATCGGCTCGCCATCAAGCGCGTGCGTGCCGTCGCTCGTATCAAAGCGACGGGTGCTGCCATCGGTCACGCCGACCACATTGTCAGCCGCGCTGTCAACCTGCACGCCCGTGTTGTCATCGGTGTTGGCAGTCGGGCCAGTCGCATCGACCTTGATGAAGCGGTACGCATAGACCGTGCCGCCTGCGATAAGTGCCGGAGTGTCAGAGAAAGATCCCATTGTCTTGTGTCCTTTCGATTAGGCCTTCTGGCCCGTGTACTTTGCGAACAGTTGCTTGAACTTGGCGAGATCGCCAGCCGCTTCACGCACGGCTCGGGCAGTCGCTTCCTTGGGATCAAGGATCGAACCACCCTCATCGGTCACGGTGTGCTGCGCCACGGTCGGAACATTCAGCGGCAGGCGGGCCATCGTGGCCTTCCAGAACGCGATCTTCGCGCCGGGGTTGGCAGCGTCCGACAGTTCCTCCACCATGCTGTTGCGGAACTTGCCACAGCGGTAGCCGTCGCGGATCATGGAATCGACTTCCTTGCCGAACCGCTCCAGTTTCAGTTGCTTCTCAAGTTCCTGCACGCGTGCGAACAGAGCCTTCGTGGACTTGTCACCCTTGCTCATCTTGGCCTTTCCGCCGTAGGCGGCTTCCATCTCCTCGTCCTCTTCCTCTTCCTCGCCCTGATGCGAGCCGATATCGACATGCACGCCGTCGGCGAAGTTCTCTTCGTCCTCGTCGCCGTCCATGGGGCCAGCGAACTCCATGCCCTCGGCAGCCATCGCCTCGGCATCAGCCTCCTCGGCCATCTTGTCCTCGTCCTCGTCAACCGCGCACTCCATAGCGGCAGCAGCCTCCAGAGCCTTCTTGGCCTCCTCGTCGGCTTCCATCTTCTTCTTCATCTTGCTGGGCATGTTCTTTCCTTTGGTTCCTGCGGACGGGACGAAGGTGTTGAGTCCTCCGCCGACGCCAATTTCATCAAACTTTTCCTTGGAGTCAATAGAAACGCGCACCACTCCAAGAGGACGCTCAAAGACCACCTTTGAGCCGTGCTTCGTGAACCGAGTGTCAGGCAGCGGCCTGCGCGGCGTATCGCGCCCGAGCAGAGCCACCTCCGACAGATGATTGTCCTTCCAAATCTCCGCGCTGCGGCGCGGGAATGCGTTGGTCGCCAGCAGCGAATCGAACGCCTCCTTTGGCATCTCCACATCGCCGACCACATAGGCAACGCCGTTTCGCTCCTCGTAGCGGACGCTGGTGATGTCGCCGACCGCCTCGGGCCGGGTGGGCTTGCCGTCCTTCTCGTGTTCGATGACCAGTTTGGGACGCGAGCCGCGCTGGATGAACTTCCCGGTGCGTGAAACGATGTCGCGCACCTTGCGATTGTCGTACCCCTGCATGGCTTCGTCATCGTCCGAGTCGATGGACGGATCGAAGCCCATGAACAACTCAAGGTTCTTGATGCGAACCTTTCCTTCTTCGGTCTTTTCGACGGTGTGGGATGCTGGCATGGTTATGCCCAAGTGAGACTCCAAAGGCAAACGCTTCCGGCTGGCGAGCGAGTCAACTTGAACACATCCGAGAAGTCGCTATCAAACTTACCACCCTTTTCTATCGCCTTTGCAATTGCCGAGTGATATCCGCTGACATCGGTTCCGGTGTTGTTTGCATAGAGACACGATCCGGGCTGTCGCGTGATCGCAAACCGCTCCTTGCGGCCCTTGCCGAAGTAGAAGCGATCCTCGACCTTGAAGGTCGCCTTCGCGCCGGGGCGGGAGAAGCGACCATACTTCTTCACAAGTTTTGGCATCTCCACCTTCAAGTCCGCTCCGCTTGCAAGAATGGCGTTGATGTCGTTCTTGATTTTTCCCGAATCCATGATGCTCACGGGTACACCGTGGAAATACTCATAGAACACGGTTTCCCACTTCTCGCGCACCTTTGGCTTTCGCGTAGCCATCATGTCCTTCTCGCCGGGGCGGCAGGCAATCAAGCCCTTGCCACGCAGGCGATCACGAATCACGGAGATGTTCTGATGCGCCGCAATCTCGGGCATTTCTGGAATGCTCCACATGCCGCCCGTCGGCGTTTCGGTGCGGACGATCTTGATTGAGCGACCGCCCTTGAGTTGCAGACGCACTTCGTTCTCACTTGCCATCATGTCCTTCTTGCCGGGGCGGGAGGCAAGCGTCTTGATCTTCGGGCCGGGAGCATGCTTCACGGTTGAATCAATGTCCACGGCAATCTTCTTTGCCTTTGGATACTGGCTCTTCATGTGATCCAACATTCGCTTGCCGTAGAACTCGGCCTCCTGCTGCGTATCAAACGAACGCTCGCCCATGATCATTCCGTCCATGTAGCCACGGATGACGAAGTAGTTCCCGTCAGACCTTGCCATTCTTCACCTCCACATTCCAGTAGCGTCCGATGGACTGCACCGGAGCCGTCGCGCTGTAGCCGTTGCTCGCCACGCGGCGAGCGAAGTTCCCAGCCACATCGCCGTCCTCAAACGAAATGACCAACGCACCGCCGCCAGTCTCTACGGCACGCCATCCGCCCTCGGGCATCTGCTTCTCGGAGAGCAACTTGCCAAGCATGGGCGATGACGAAGCCGCCGCAAACCCCTTGCGGTCAAGGCTCGACGCATCGAACCGCTCGGGCTGGCCGGGGCGGGAATATGCAACCGCCGAGGTTCCCGTGAATCCCGAAAACGATTGCGGAGTAGTGCTTATGCCCCAGTTCTTCAGGTATGCAACAGCATCGGGCGGCATATTTGTTACGGTGTAAACCGTAGTGGTGATTCCCCTTTTCGGATCGTCTTTTCGATCTTCGCTACTTCCACTAACGGCATATCCCGCCATCTTGGCCGCTTCCCTCAATCGCAAAACAAGTCGGCCCGCAATCGCAGCACCCTTGCCCGATTTCCAAACCTGTTGCCACGCTCCTGAAACATTTACGGTGTCACGACCACTAATCCAAACTCGCACCTTCTGCCTTTGAGAAGTCATATCCGCCAAAAACGCACGAATACTTGGCATCCACGCTGCGGCCTCGAACCGCTCGGGCTGGCCGGGGCGAGAGAAATCCATGCCCTTCACAGCCACCTTGGCGCGAACACCTTTTCCGTTCTGCTTCGCCCACGCATTGACTTTTTCAATCATGGTTTCCAGAAAGTCGGATCGGCTCACGCCGGGGATATTGGCGATTGCGTATCGCTTGAACTCGTCAGTAGACACCATTGAAGATCGGCCCGCGTCTAAAAGTTCAACTCGCATGAGGCCAAACCGCTCGGGCTGGCCGTGCTTGCCGAAGTAAAACTTGTCTTCTGTGTTCATCGTTTGAATCCGGGGTCAGGGTAGTCGCCTCTGTCGATGATGCGTTGCCGGATTGCGTTATACCGTGCCAACGCAGCACGATCTAGAGTTTCGTCCTTGCGGATGAATCCCATGTCCTTGGCCTCGTCAAAGGTCACAGGCTCTAGCGAGCCTCGACAGTTGAAGCCGTTCGGCGGCACAAGCCCCTGCGAGCGCATGTCAGCAGCCGTGGCTATGTAGCCATCCATCTGCCAATGCGATCCGGGGTTCTTGGTCTTGCCCTTGGGACGGTACACGCCGCCGGGTGCGCCGCGCGTCCGGCTGTCGTGAATCTCGACTAGACGCACCAGCGGAGCCCATCGCGCAACCGCTGGGCTGTCCATCGTTTCTGCGGTCGCTTCGTTGTAGGCCGTGGCCGTGTTCGTGCGGTAGACCGTCTCCAGCCGCGCGGAGGTCATGCCGATGATGCCCTCGACTTGCGCCCGCCGGATGAATGCCGAGAGGCTCCCGGTCTTCAGCCCCTTCGGGATGGACTGGTTCACCATGCTTTGCGCGATCAAGTCACGGATGCGCTGCACTTGCTGATAGGTTGCACCCTTGATTTTGAATGCGCCGGAGAGAACGGCTTTCAACGCATCCAAGCGCGTTGCCATGTCTTTCAATGCCCGCTTGTTCTCGGTGATTGCTACGCGGTTTGCAATAGATCGCATTTCCGCTTTGATTCGCAGAATCTCCGTCCATGCAAGTGGAGTTCGGTTCCTAAAGGCTTGGATGGCCTTCCAGTACGCGCCGGGGCCGAAGCCCGCCTCCGCAGCCGCAAAGGTGTCCGGACGCTCCTCCGGCCATTCTCCGGCCTCCCAATCGGCTCCCTGCTCCTTGGTGGCTGCGTGAGCCTGCGCCGCGCCCGCTAGGGCCGTCAGGGTCATCACCTGCCCTAGAACCTCGCCGTACCGCTCCCACGCCTCGGCGGCATCCTCCGGCTCTTCGCGCACCTGCGCGGCTAGAGCCGCGAGATACCACCGCCGGACATCGGCGAGTCCGCGCCTGTAGATGCGCTCAAACTCCGTCACTTGCGGCGGCTAGCCACGGTCAAGATTGCGCCGATGGCCTCAAGGGTTGCTTCGGCCTCATCAAGATCATTCATGGCATTTGACATAGAAGAACTCTGCGCTGAATACCGATTGAACATCGCGGAAATCTTGGCTCGCATCTTCTGCTCGGCCATGTCAAACATCATGCGTCGCTTGGAGTTCTCTTCCTTGAAGGGAGGCAGTCCAAGTTCTGCGGCTTTCTTCGGCTTCCAATCTCTGCCCCACTTCTTCCGGTAGGCAAGGATCATTTGGCGCAGGTTGTCGGAGATTTCATCGACCTTCTTCTGCGATGCTGCAATGCGCTCTTCGGATGCCTTTGCCCTTGCTGCGGCTTCTCGCAGGAAAGATTCAGTTCTCTCCTTCGCAGATGCGTCGCGTTCCTTTTGGCCTCTAGCGATGATGTCTGCGGTGATTTCCTTCGCGCGTTCGCTCATGCGCTTCTGCACTTCCGCATCAACCATCTTTTTCCATTGATCTGCGGGAATGGGCTTTTGCGCCTGCTCCCACTTGTCATTGATCTCCGCAATCTTGGCTCGGATGCGCTTCACTTGTCGCTCGGACTTGCGAATCTCATCCTTCACTTCCTCGTCCGTGCCTTCGATCCGGTCGCGTCGGCGTTCCTTCCTCGGCGCGGCCCGTTCGCGGCCCTCGCCTGCTTTTGGCTGCTCGCCACCGCCACCACCGCCCTCGGCGCACTTGTTCCCCGGCTGGAAGCCGCCCTCGCCGATGCCACAGTTCGCACCGTCGAAGCGATCCTTGCTGCCGCGCTTCTCGCTCTCGTCCTTGCCCTCGGCGCGATCCAGTTCGGCAGACTTCTTCTTCGCCCACGACTTGCCCGCGTCGCCGCCCCAGAGCAGCCACGCGATGTAGCCCGCGCTGTCCTCGCCCCAGCCCTCGCCTTGCTTGTCCACTTCGTGCCGTGCGAAGTACGAGTTCATGCGGCGCACCGTTGACGGCGAAAGCGTCTTGCGGTTCGACAAGTCGCGTGCGCGAGCCACGCCGACTTCCGTGCCGCCCCTGCCGTGCTTGCGGCGCAGTTCCAGCCCACGGGCAGCGGCCTCGGCTGCGCCCTTGGGCGGGGTCAGGTCAACATCGGAAAGCGCAAAGCGATCCTTGCTGAATGGCTCTGCATCGCCCTCCAAGCCTGCGTCTCCCGGCTCGTCGCCCATCGGGCGGACATCAAGCGGAGGCATGCCGCCACCACCCATGCCGCCCTCGGATGGAGCCTGAAGCACCATCTCGTCGTCCTCTGGCTCGGCAAGGCCCAACACCTTGCGTGCCTCGCGCTCGCTGACGCGACCACCCAACTTGGTGAACGCCTCAATCGCCTTCATGTACTCGTCCGGGTTCGGCTTGCTCACGCTGAATGAGAAGGACGGCGGCACGGCATCGTCGCCGAAGTTCATGCGGAACAGCGGCGTGACGATTTCGCGCGTGATGGTTTCGGCCAGCGCGTTGGCAATGTAGGTGACTTGGCGGTTGAGCGTCTGCGCGTGCTGGTCGCCGATGCTTGAGCCAAGACCGCTCGACACAGCCTGCGAAGTGCCAGTCTGCCCAAGGATGACTTCCTTGATGTTCTCCGTCAGGTACTCAACCATCTTGGCGAACGCTTCTGCGTTGCCGCCGTTCGGCTCCTTGATGTCGATGCCGAAGCCTGCATCGCTGCCGTCTGCGTTCTTGGGAATCAGCACCGAGACATCGCCAAGCAGGTTCTGCATGGCCGACTCCATGTCAGCCTTCGCAGCCTCGTTGCCCACGGGGTAGTTGCCCACGCGGATGCCCATGCTGTATCGCTCAATGTAGGTCGCCCAGTTCTGTAGCGCGGCCTGCTTCAGCGACCAGTAGTACCAGACCAGATCGCGCATGCCGCGACCGAGGTAGGCGTTCTCGGCTTCGTATGGATCATCGAAATCCACGCCCTGTGGCTGGTAGGTGTGCAGCGCGATGGTGGCTCGCTGCTGATCGTCCAGCGGCAGAACGCGAGAGTCCCAGCCGATTACCGTGCCATTGATCTTGTCCGTATCCGGGGCTGCGCCGCCGATGGTCTGCGTGTAGTAGCGCGGGCCGACCTTCAGGCCCAACTGGCCGAGTTCCGTCATGGTCAGGCTGTCGCCGTGAATCGGCATCCAGTCTCGGATGTAGATCGTCTCGCCCTGCTTGCCGAACACCATGTTGACCGCCGACCGCCCGTACCAGAGCGCGTCGAGCAGATGGCGCATCATGTCCGTGAAGCGTGGGGTGTTTTTCAGCAGTTTCTCCACGAACGCGGCCTGCTCCGTGGCCTGCTCGTCGCCCTGCATGTCGGCGGGAACCTGAACCGCCCACTCGGCGCACGCGACCGAGAGTTGCAGCATGACGAGCGGCCCCATGATGTCGGGGTCGTATCGCATCTGCCTCTGAAGGTTTCGATCCTTGCGGAACGCAAGAGAGCCTTGCCGAAGGATCTTGTTGACGGAGAGGTAGTACGACCTCTGCATCTCGACCGGGGTGACAAGTGCTTGGAACACGGGAGCAACTCGGATTTGGTCGCCGCCTTGGGTCTTATTTGCGTCGCTTGGCATCATGGGTTGTTTCCGTAGAGTCGCCACAGTTGCGGCTTGGTGCTTTTGATTGTGGCTGGCTTTGCCCGTGGATCATAACGGCGGGTTCGTGCATGCTCTAGCAAATCCACCACGGCATCCACGGTGTCATCATGCTCCCCTGCGGGGAATCCAACAAGTTCATCAACGATTGGCTGCTGGGACGCTTCGACCCGGCCATCCGCTCTACACCGAAGCCGGAGCCGATGCTGCTCCACCATCGCCTGCGCCTCACTTGCCCTCGTGATCTTGTCCTTCGTGCGTGCGACGCGCCGCACGGGTATGCGGGTGGACTGTTGGAGTTGCTGGCACAAACCAGCCTGCGGGCCGTTGCCCTCGGCGATGATCTGCGCGACCCCTAGACGGTCGCAGGCATCCACGGCGCGGCGCAGGAACTCGGGGAAGGTCGCCTGCATGCGAAGGCATTCCAGCACCCAGACATTGGCTTGCGCGTCCATTAGCGCGATGACGCACACGCTGAAGTCGCCGCTGCCTGTGGCGTTTGCGGTGAATGCCCAGTCAATCGCCGCAACCACCGTTCCGTTGGCGGTCGCATCGTGGGCAGGGTCGCCCGTGTAGTAGCCCCGCTCCAGCCACTCCGGCCGGAAGATCAGCGATTCGTCCGACACGGGGATGAGTTCGTAGGCGCGTGCGTAGCCGAGCGGCCCCATTTCGCGCCGCTGCGATTGCAGGATGTCCGGCGTGAACACCTCGCTCCACGGACTCTCAAAGCCCCGGCACGGTCGCCAGAACAGCGTGCCGTCCTGCTCGCCTACGCGCTTCCATTCTGCGGTCAGATCGTCGGAATGGTACGGTGTGAACAACCGCCAAGTCCGGGGCCGTCCCGCGCTGAAGTCGCGCATGGGTAGCCAGTTGTTGCGCCAAGCCTCCTTCACCTTCTCGCGCTCTGCCGGGATGAGGACGGAGTTGCGAAGGTCGCACACATCGTCGCCGATCAGCAGATCGACGCGGCCACCTGCGCGTCCGAAGATGTTCGCAGCCTGCATCGTCGGGTCGCGGTGCATGCTCTCCGACTTCACGATGATCTCGCTTGAGCCATCGTCATCGGGCTTGGGCTTGACGATCTGAATCTCTGGGAACACCTCGCGGTAGACATCAGAGCGCATGATCTGCACCACCATGCGAATCTGCTCTTGCGCCTTCACCACGGTCTGCCCAACATGCTTGATGCGGATGTGCGGGTTCCGCCCAATCTCCCACGCCTCGCGGATGCCGATCTGCACAGACTTGCCGTGACCGCGCGGCACGCCGATGGCTGCGTCGCCGTTCTTCGACAGGTGCGCCTGCATATCCGTATGCAGGCCGGACTGGTTGAAGCCCAGCAACTCGGCGAACACATCCGGGCACTCACGCGCTGCCGCGATGACCGCGCTAGTTTCCGGGTCGATCAATGGTTCCTAACCGCTTGGCGATGATTTCGCGTGCGCGTGCTTGGATAGCGGGACTGATCTCCATGCGCTCGGTGGCCTGCCCATCGTCAAGCCGCTCCATCTTGTCTAGCGCGATGGCTGCTGCCACCTTGTCGCGCATCATGGCTGCCAGCACCTCGGCGGCTCGCAAGCGGTCGCGGGACTGGCTCAAATCGTCGTTCAGGATGCGCGAGCAGATGTCCGGAGCCTGCTCCATGACGGCATCGGGAATCTTCCACCCGGCTGTCACGGCACGCTGTAGGAGCCGCAGCGATGCCTTCTGGTTGCGCTTGTCGATGTCGAGGGCCGGATGCTCGGTCGCCATCACGGGCGGCTCTACGGGCTTCTCCGGCTGCTTGCGTGGCTTGCGTGCCATGCTGCGAGTCTAGCGCGGCTCGTCCTTCTCCACGAACGAAGGTGGGACGCAGTACCAACCCTCCGGGATGGTGACGGCGTTGGGTGACAGTTCCCACCCGTCACTAGTGAGGGTGTACACCCGCACTCGACACTCCGGGCCGACGCGCACCGGGCTTCCCTCACTTACCAATGTGACACGAGCGCATCCAGTCGCGCACGCGCTCGCCAGCGCGAGACAGTAGAGCCTTGTCAGCCTTCGCATCGGTTGCCTCCGTCTTGCCGATCTTGCCGCCGAAGCGGCCCAGCACCTCGGCCACGATGGCCGCGATCAATGCGGACAGCCACGCCATCAGTCGGCCTTCGCCGCGTCCTTGGCGAGAATGAGGCCCACGCCAGCCATGATGGCCGCAATGCACGCGCCGATGTCCGGCACGGTCGCCGGGTCATTGTCGGTGAACGCCTTCAAGGCCGAGCCAACGGCGACGAGGATGGCAGCAATGCCTGCCGAAGTGGTTTTCCAGTTGTTCTTCATGTGGTTCCTTTTAGGCTACGAAGCGAACACCAAGACCGACGCTGATGCTTGATGCCGTTCCAGATGCCATCGTGATTGATGCCGTGACGGTTGGAGCCGTTGCGCCAAGTGCTGCAAAGCAAGTCAACTTGTCACACCCGCACAGAGGGATGTACGGCAAATTGTCGCCAAACGCTTGATTCTGATTGGTTGAGGAAAGCGAGCCAGCATAAACACTCTGCCCCGTCAAGGTTTCAAACACAGGCGCAGCATTACTGCCGCGAAGCAGCGATGTGATTGCGGTTCGCTTGAGTCCATTGCTCGCAGCCGTTGCGATTCCAAAGTTCGCGGGAGCCGCTGCGCTGTTGTCAGAGTAGTAGTTGAAGATGTTTGTTCCACCACCACCCGTCGCAGCAGCCAATCGCCATGCTCCAAGAGCGTGCCAATATCCCGTCGTTCCGGGATCAACTGCACTCGTCATCGCAATGGTTGAAGGATCGTATGCGTAAATATCCGTTGCCAATGGTGCGCGACCTACAAACATGTATCGCAGCGGGTTTGTGCTTGTTCCCACAACCGTGATCGTCGCGCTTGCAAACTGATCCGTAGTTGCTGCAACGGTGTAGTTCAGGATTGAGAACGGAATGAATCCTCGCGCTCCGGTAGGCACATCAAGAATCACGCTGTACTGCGCGTCGGCCTCGCTGCCCGTGATGATCTCATTGATCGTGTTCGGTTCCTCGACAGTCTTGGTCACATCCTTGTGAATGACATACAGCGGAGAACCCCATCCGGCCTGCATGGCGAGTCGAGGCTGTCGGCCAGTGTCATACTGTCCAAAAGTTGCGGCGGGGAAAAGTCCCATAGTTCAAGGCTTCCTTTCAAGTCGGTCAATGCGGATTTGGATGCTGTCGATGCGGGCCGCGTACTCGCGGTCGGTGGCGGAGAGGGTCGATACGGTGCGTGCGAGGTCAGCGGTGATGGCTGCGAGTTCCTTCATGCGTTCGGCCTGATTGTCGATGGCCGCATCGCGGCGACCGACCATCAAGAACGCGCCTGCAATGCTGCCGAGCAGCACGATGGTCTGCACGCCCTGCATCAAGGTCTGGAGGCTCACCTGCTTGCCGATCCTAACTTCCGATTGCTCGCTCATGGCTTTTGGGATGGTAGCGGCTTCCGTCGCCAGCCTAAAGAGAAAAGCGCACGACCGAGAACGGCTGCCGCGTCGGTTGTGGCCTCCTCGGAAAGCGAAGGTAGCGCAGCGTGCAGGAGTTCGTGGCAGACGATCTCGGCCAGACGCTGCTGCGGCAGGTCGCGGCGCACGCGAATGGTCGGATGCGGCCCCGGCGGATGGTCGCAATCGCCGAAGCGGTCGCGGGGTAGTTCGCTGGCCTTGACCAGTCGCACGCGCCACTTGCGCCCGTTGATCTTCAGTCGCGCCTCATTGTGCATCGATCACATCCCAGCAGAGCCGGGGACGGCCCCGGTGATGCCCGTTGTTCGGCTTGTGTGTCTCCCATTGAACCCAGAGCCGCACCCACTTCTGACGGATGGGCTTGGGGCCAACGCCCTTCTCTACGATCCAAGATCCTTCGCCTGCCTTCCACTCGTTTTTCGTGGAACCGATGCGGCAGAAGTCAACATGGCGTTGCTTGACTTGATACAGGCCGTTGTGGGAGTCGAGTTTCAGGCGAGCCGTCCCGGCCACATTGGAGTCATGGGTGTGGCTCATGCAGATCATGTCGCAGCCCTCGACATACGCGAGCGTGCGCTTCGCGTCGAGGATGCCCATGGACTGCTGACCGCCAGAGGATGCGCCGTGCGCGTAGTACAGGGTGAATGGCAGGATGGTCTTGTTGATGTTCAGTCGAACGACGATCCAGCCCGTGTAGCCGCCTGCCTGCAACTGGCTCTGCACACGCGACTTCATGGCACGCGCAAGGTTCTGCACCGGGCAAACCTCGGACTTGTTCCGGTACGCGCTTTCATGGTTGCCCTCGCCGAGAACCGCCCAATGCTCGACCGCGCCGGGGATCGACGAGTAGAAGTTCGCCGCATCTTCGATGACCGCATCGAAGTAGTTGGAAGCCAGCAGGCTAGAGCGCATGGCCGCCTTGTTTTGCCGCTTGTCCGCCTTCCCGCCCATCAAGTCGAGCGTGTCGCCGATGCTGCAAATGATGGCTTTCTTCTCGACTGCCTCGCGTAGCAGACGCTCCTCCATCTTCCGGTCAGCCGATGGATTGTCTGTGTGATTGTCGGCTAGGAGCAGAATCCATTGGCTCTTGCCGCTGGTCTGTCCGAACGGCACATCGACCACATGCACATTCCGTCCGTGGTGCGTCACCGTCCACGGTGGCTGGATGCCCACGGGAATCTGGGGTGGCGGCACAACGATCTCGCCGATCTTGCTCGTCTTGGTCTTGGGCTTGGGCTTGCGCTTCACGCGGCCTCCTGTGTGAGATGAAGTTCCACGCGGGGGTTCTTGGGATCGACCGCCAGCACAAGCGGAAGGTGCGTGATGCCGCTGTCATCGACGAGCAGCCCGGAGTCCGTCAGACCGTCGAAGGTGGCCTTCAGGCTCGACAGGCAATTGTCACGGTCGCGCCTGCGCGAGTCGCGTGCGTACCAATGCACGACGCATGACGCGGCCTTCCAGCCGCCCTTGCAGTTCGTTTCGTGCATGGCGATCTGGGCTTGCGCCCACGCCTCGACACGCGCACGCTTGACAGCCTTGGCCTTGACGGCCCAATGGCAACGCGCGTTCGGACTCAACACCCGAGGTGGTATCCCAACCGTGACGGTGAGGCTCTCGGGCATGCTGCTAGCGTGCCACGCCGGATCGTCTGATGGAAGGGGAAGTGCCATCCG